GCCCGCTATGAGGTTGCCAACAACTCCTACGCCAAGGGCATCGTCCTCACGCTCGCCAACGACACCATCGGCACCGGTCCCCGGCTGCAGATGCTCACCGGCGACGCCGAGGCCAACGCCCGCATCGAGGACGCCTTCGAGCAGTGGTCTCGGGCGGTCGACCTGCCCGGCAAGCTCCGCACCATGCGGATGGCTCGCGCCGAGACCGGCGAGGCGTTCGCGCTGCTGGTGAACAACCCGGGCGTGGCGTCGCAGGTGTCGCTCGACGTGAAGCTCATCGAGGCGGACCAGGTCTGCTCGCCGCTCATGCGCCGCGGCCGGAGCGACGAGATCGACGGCATCCTTCTCGACCAGTGGGGCAACCCCTCGGCGTACCGCGTGCTCAAGCGCCATCCCGGCGACAGTAACTCTCTTCGTGCTCCGATCGACGACCTGCTCGCGTACGACACGCTCCCCGCCGCTTCGGTCGTGCACTACTACCGCGCCGACCGCCCGGGCCAGCTCCGCGGCATCCCTGACATCACGCCGGCGCTCCCGTTGTTCGCGCAGCTCCGGCGGTACACGCTCGCGACCATCGCGGCCGCTGAGACCGCCGCCAACTTCGCCGCCGTCATCTACACCGACGCTCCCGCCAATGGCGAAGCCGACCCGCTGGAGCCGATGGACGAGGTCGAGCTCGAGCAGCGCCTGGCGACGGTGCTTCCCGGCGGCTGGAAGCTCGGGCAGGTCCACGCCGAGCAGCCGACCACCACATTCGGAGAGTTCAAGCGCGAGATCCTCAACGAGATCGCCCGCTGCCTGAACATGCCGTTCAACGTCTCGGCGGGCAACTCGTCCGGTTACAACTACGCCAGCGGACGCATGGACCACCAGGTGTACTTCAAGAGCATCCGCGTCGAACAGAACCAACTGCAGCTCGCGGTGCTCGACCGCATCCTCAAGGCGTGGCTCAACGAGGCGGTGCTGGTCGAGGGGCTGCTCCCGCAGTCGCTCCGCACGATCGCCCGCACACTCCCGGAGCACGCGTGGTTCTGGGATGGCGTCGAGCACGTCGATCCAGCCAAGGAAGCCAACGCGCAGGCGACCCGTCTGGCGAACCACACGACCACGCTCGCGGTTGAGTTCGCCCGCCAGGGGCGCGACTGGGAACAGGAGCTCCGCCAGCGGGCCAAAGAGCTCGCGCTCATGAACGAGTTGGGCCTCGCGCCTGCCGCCGCGTCACCGGCGGGGAGCACGCCCGCGACACCCGCAGCCGCAGCCGACGACGCCGATCCCGTTGACGAGGAGACCGCCAGTGCCAGTGCCGACTGACTCCATCAAGATCCTGCCCGCGCTCATGCTCACCGCGACGGCCGACATCACCTTCGCCGCTGCGGCGGACGGACAGAGTGCGCCGCTGCCCCGGTTCAAGATGATCGCGTATAGCGGCGGCGCGATGCGCGTCGGAGGCTGGCGGCACCCCGTGGTGATCGACCTCGCTGGCCTGGGTGTCCCGTCACAGGCCCGCCCGATCCGCTTCGGGCACGACCCGCTCTCGGGCGTCGGCCACACCGATGCGATCCGCGTCGAGGCCGGGCAACTCATTGCGACCGGCGTGATTTCCCGCGACACACCCGCCGCGAAGGAGGTCGTCGCCTCCAGCCGGAACGGATTCCCCTGGCAGGCCTCCGTCGGCGCGAGCGTCGAGGAGTTCGAGTTCATCAAGGACAACCAGAAGGCGACGGTCAACGGCCAGGAGATCACCGGCCCGGTCAACGTCGTCCGCAAGGCCACGCTCGGCGAGATCAGTTTCGTGGATCTCGGCGCAGACGGCCGCACCAGCGCGAGCATCGCCGCGCGTCAGCACAAGGAGCCCAGCGTCATGGCCGACGATTCCAACCCCACCCCCTCCCCGTCCTCGACCCCTTCGGTCACCGGCACCGAGCAGACCCCCGAGCAGGTCCGCGCCGCGGCACTGGCCGAGACGGCCCGCATCGACGCGATCCGCAGAGTGTGCGGTGGCAAGTACAGCAACATCGAGGCCCAGGCCATCCGCGACAACTGGGATGCCACGCGCACCGAACTGGAAGTCCTCCGCGCCAGCCGCCCCAAGGTCCCAGGCATCCATGTGATCGACACGAGCGTGACCAGCGAGGTGCTGGAGGCCGCGTGCTTCCAGAGCGCCAAGCTCGATGGCATCGAGAAGGTCTGCTCGGAGCAGGCGATGGACGTCGCGGCCAAGCGGTTCAACGGCGGTCTGGGCTTGCAGGAGCTGCTCTTCGAGGCCGCGATCGCCAACGGCTACACGGGCCGCACCTTCCGCGACAGCCGCCGCGTGCTCGAGGCCGCGTTCGGTCGGGGCATCGAGGCGGGGATGACCACCATCGACGTCGGGGGCATCCTGTCCAACGTCGCCAACAAGTTCCTGCTCGAAGGCTTCTTCAGCGTCGAGCGTGTCTGGCGGAACATCTGCGCCGTCCGCAACGTGAACGACTTCAAGACGGTCACAAGCTACCGCCTCATCGGCAAGGACCAGTACGAGGAGATCGGCGCGGGCGGCGAGATCAAGCACGGCACGCTCGGCGAAGAGACCTACACCAACAAGGCCAGCACCTACGCCCTGATGCTGTCGATCGATCGCCGCGACATCATCAACGATGATCTCGGTGCGATCACCACGGTGCCCCGAAAGCTCGGCCGGGGCTCGGGCCTGAAGATCAACGACGTCTTCTGGACGGCGTTCCTGAACAACGCCGCGTTCTTCAGCGCCGGCAACAAGAACTTCGTCTCGGGCGCGGACACCGCTCTGGGCATCGACGGACTGACCAAGGTCGAGCAGGCGTTCATGGACCTGGTGGACTCCGACGGCAAGCCCACCGGCGTGATGCCGTCGATCATGCTGGTGCCCACGGCACTCTCGGCGATGGGCACGCAGCTCTACAAGAGCGTCGAGCTCCGGGACACCACCGCGAACACCAAGTTCCCGATTGCCAACCCGCACCAGGGCAAGTTCCGCATCGAGGTCAGCCGCTACCTGGCCAACGCGATCTACACCGGCAACTCCGCCAAGGCGTGGTACCTGCTCGCGGACCCCAACGACCTGCCTGTGATCGAGGTCGCGTTCCTCGATGGCAAGGAAGCCCCGACGGTCGAGAGCTCGGAAGCCGACTTCAACATGCTCGGCATCCGGATGCGTGGGTACCACGACTTCGGCGTCAATCTGCAGGATCCGCGCGGCGGCGTCAAGAGCAAGGGCGAGGTGTAATCCATGCCCGGGCAGGTCAGCACAGGCGCTGGGGGGCTCGGCGAAGAGCTCCCCGGCGACCTCCAGAGCGGCATCGATCAGCAATCGGGCATCGACACCGATGGCCCACCAACAGATGGAGGTTCAGGCATGGCTTCAGGACCAGCAAAGTTCGTTCAGGAAGGCGGCTCGATCGACTACACCCCCGGCGCGGACGTGCTCGTGGGCGCGGTGGTCGTGCAGGCCGATCTCATCGGCGTCGCGCAGGCACCGATCAAGGCGGGCCAGTTGGGATCGATCGCCGTTACCGGCGTCTTCGACTTCAACAAAGCGGTCGGGGCGGGCAGCGCCATCCCCGCGGGCACGCTCACGTATTGGGATGCGGCCGCCCAGAACGCCACCAAGAACGCGGCGGCAGGCGCGAACAAGCTGATCGGCAAGGCGGTGAAGGCCACCGTCGACGCCGACACCATCGTTCGCGTTCGCCTGCAGCAGTAAGGAGCATCTGTGGGCGACCTGCTCGATCGAGGCGCGGCGTTCCTCGACGCCCAGCGTCACCAGCACCTCTCGCGCCCGGTCCTCTACCGGCGTGGCACGGACGAGAAGGAAGTCCAGGCCACCATCGGCAAGACCGAGTTCGAGCAGGCCGACGACGCGGGGCTCATTCACCGCGTGGAGTCGCGGGACTTCCTGGTGCGGACGGCGGAGCTGGACCTGGGCGCCGGCCCGATCCTCCCGCGTGCGGGCGATCAGGTGCGAGAGACGGTCGACACGACTCTGTTCGTGTACGAGGTCAATGCGCCCGGAGGGCAGCCGCCGTTCCGGTACAGCGACCCGTACCGCAGGGTTCTTCGGATTCACACCAAGCACATCGGCACGGAGACGTGATGGCGGACTCAAGCAACAACTCCAACGGACAGAATGGCACCGCCCGGTGGGCCGGCGTGGTCGTCACGGTCGTGCTCGCGGCGGGCGCGATGACCATCCAGTGGGGTGTGGTGACCACCAAGCTCCAGCAGGTCGAGAAGCGGCTCGACGAGTTCATCGGCGAGGCCCGCAGCATCCGTGCTCAGTACGCCGAGATGGAACGCAAGATCTGGTTCCTCGAGGGCAAGCTCTCTGGGCTGACCTCCAACGCCCCTCGCCAGACCGTGCCGACGACGGGAGGTGGGCCATGAGCACCATCGCCGCCCTCGCCGACGCTGTGGCAGCGCACGTGACCGCTGGTTCCTTCGGGCAGCCGGTCACGGCCGTCCGGATGTACCAGCCCGCGTTCACGCTGGAGGACCTCAAGGACCTCCGCGTGTCGGTGGTGCCTCGCACGGTGCAGATGACGCCGGTGACCCGGGACAGCCTGTCCATCGAGTACGTCATCGACGTCGGCGTGCAGAAGAAGCTGCCCGCTGACGGAGCGGATGCCGCGATCGATGAGCTGCTCGCGCTGGCCGAGGCGATCGCGGATCACCTGCGGTTCCAAAGGCTGGAGGGCTTCCCCGACGCGGCGTGGGTCGGGATCAGCCACGAGCCGGTGGTGTCGAGCGAATCGCTCGAACAGCACCGGGTGTTCACGAGCGTCCTGAGCGTCACCTACCGGGAGCGGAAGTAGCCATGCGCAACACGATCATCTTCAGCGTGGCGATGACCGACGAGCTCAAGCCGCTGGCGACCCAAAAGACGATCGCCACATTCACGCTCACCGCGTCGCACAAGAACACGCAGGACCTGCTGCTGACCGACGGCAAGACCGACCCCATCGAGGTCGCTCCGGGCACGCAGTACCACTTCGAGCGGGTCAACCTGGCGGACGTGCTGGTCAAGAGCAAGGGCGGCGAGATGGTCTTCGTGGTCGGCCACAGCGCCGAGTGAAAGGAGTCAGCGATGGCAATCAGGCTCGGCATGGAGGCCGCCCTCAAGTACAAGACGGGCGGACAGGCGGGCGCGGGGGCGTGGACGGCGCTGGGAAACACCCGCGACGTGACGCTGAACCTCGAGGCGGGCGAAGCGGACGTGACCACGCGGGCCAACAACGGCTGGCGGGCAACGGTCGCCACGCTTAAGGAGGCGAGCGTGGAGTTCGAGATGGTCTGGGACACCGGCGACGTCGGGTTCACCGCCATCAAGAACGCCTTCTTCAACAACGACCCCATCGGCCTCCAGATCCTCGACGCGGCCGCGGGCCAGGGCCTGCAAGCGGACTTCTCGATCACCAACTTCAGCCGCAGCGAAGCCCTCGAAGAGGCCATCACGGTCTCGGTGACGGCGAAGGTGACGTACTCGACCACGGCGCCCTCATGGATCGGCAGCTAAACACGGAGGCACGGATGCGGCAGTTCAAGGACAACGCGGGTCGGACCTGGACGGTGGACATCAACGTCGCCACGCTCAAGCGCGTGCGCGGGCTCACGGGCGTCGACCTCATGCAGGTCATCGAGGGGACGCTCATCGAGAAG